AGCAGATCCATGATCTCCAGGAACAGTAGTATCAAATCCAGATTCATGATATAAATTTCCAGCAATTCCAGCAGCTCATTCTTTTTTAAGACCTTTTCTTATAAAGAAATTCATAGCTTCTTTAGGTCTATCATCTAAAGCAACATTTTCTACATTAGCTGCAATTGGTGGATTTACAGCAACTCGTTTTGCTATTGCTTGATTAAGCAAGTCTCTAATACTTTGAACTTGAGGCACAGGAGATATTTTCTGTGCTGTCTGAACCGCAGGTATAGTAGGCGTAATTCCAGAAAGATATCTAGATAAATAATCATTATCAGGAGTTAGATTATTAGCTGCATAATATGCAGCCATTTCATTTCTATCTTGAGATACTTGATTTATTATAGGTTTAAAAGTAGCGAATTTTGAGTCATCCATAGTTATAGTGATTTTACAGTTACTTACAAAAGTAATAGTATTATTGGAAATAACTTATATAATGAATGAAAAAAATAAGGGGAACCACGATTCACATCGTAGTTCCCCTAAATTGTTTACAGACATTTCTATAAACGGCAGTCCCAATGACTACGAAATCCTTATTGAAATTCCTTCGCAATAAGAATTTGCCATGACCAAACTGTTACTTTAATGTAAAATACACTTGACTCATTTTAAGACCAACCTTGGACTTTCAAGATAAGAAATATATAAGTCTCCACTACAGCATAGAAAATGCCACTCAGGGATTCTAAAGCGTATCTACATTAAAATTTTTAGTCAATTTTATCATCCGGAATTGGAAAACATCTGAATTTTTGAGTTCGCCCTAAAACACCATCTAGCATTTCTTCAACGACTCCTTCTTCATAATTCACTTTTAAATCTGTACACTCATCACCTTTCTTGAAAACACCAAAGTCTTCAGTAAAAGTTACTGAGTAAAAATAAAATTGCGGAAATCTTCCACCCCAACCAAACCAGTCGATTGGTAATATTGATTCTTTGTGCTTATCACTCATAATCTAGTTCTTTTTCTAAACATTCATCACAAATCTGTGGAGAGAGCTTAATCTCTCCTTTATACGCTTGCCAGTCTTCTTCTGAAAAGTACTTTGCGTACTTTATAATTTTACTACATTTAGAACATAATAAAACAGGATCGCCTGCAACAAGCTTAAACTTCGCCTTTCCTTTCATGGTGATAATTATAAAACATAGCGTTTGCCTGAATATGTCCCATATGGGAAATTTCAGAATCAGCATCTACTTCTTCACCATCCATTAAAGCTGCAAGATGTCTTTGCATTGAATTCAAAATCTCTCTTGTATTCATTGACTTTTGCCAATTTCTTGGAGCATACTTTAGAGCACCAAACTCCAAAACTTCAATCATCGGCTCAAGAGATTTATAGTGTACTAAATCCCATTTACGCTTACCAGCGTTATATCTTAATGCTCCCCCATCTATCTGTGGAGCTTGTTCCTCATATTGTTTAAGATATGAGCAAGCCCCACAAGAAACTAAAGGATTTAATGTGTCGTGGTCACAAGTGTAATTGCGACCATCATTTGTACAAATAAGTTTCTTCATTACTTTTTATATTGCTCTACAAAATCATACAAAGCTTCAACTGTTTGACAAATACGAGCACCATATTCGTCATGAGCTTCCATTTCAGCTCGTTTACCAAAATTGGTTTCATAAATAAACCAATTAATCCAATCTACACCATTTTCGTCATAGATCGAACCTAGAATAATGTCCACTATAGGTTCAATTGGGAGGGCATATTTAGACTCAGTAACATCAACACCGACATTATACAACTCATGAATGTTAGTTAAACATTTCTCGTAGGTTGCTAATAACTTAACAAATTCTTCTTTATTCATTTTAAAATAATTTTTCAGGATCTTTAAAATCTGGAAATTCGTCAACACTGATATAGTATTTTCCTATCTTATAATCAGCATAGGTCACTGTTTTGAGCTGTCTATAGATTTTTAAATCAGGATCTCCAGATGGATATAACCATTCATAAAAATGCTCTCCATTTAAAAGCTCCTGGTCGGATTTTTTAGTAAACTTATTCTCAAGATTAGAGAGTATTTGTTCTCTATCAAGTTCAATATAATCACCTCGTCCTCCATGAACAACCCTGACCCAATCTTCTGCAAGCAAAAGTTTCTTCTTAGTAATTAAAGATTGCTTTCGCCCTTTAATTAAAAACTCATCAATATCAATTGCTTGAGATTGTCCACAGAATGGGCAATCTATATAATCAACATCAAATTCACTTTGCACTTCTCCCATAGAGTAAAAGACTGCTGAACTACATTTACTACATTTATAGTGATGGTGGACAAAGAAATCAAATAACTCGTTAATTGATTTCAACTCTTGTAAATTAACTGGTTCCATTTTCAATAAACCATCTATAAGGAATAAATCCCCTAAAATTATTACACCAAGCCTGTTCAATATCAACAAAAAACTTATTCATTTTTCCATTGATTATGCGTGGAGAGGCTCTATCAAATTGAATATACTCATCAGAATTCATTGCACGAGCACAGTGTTCAAACGGACTCATGTGATGACTAGCTAGCAAAGTATCATGTAAACCAATGTCTTTGACATAATTAATTTCTCCATCAAATGTCATATAGGATAATCTAGCACATCGTGCTGTTGCTATTTTAACTTTTCGAATTGCAACACCCTGCTCTAGAGTATATCCTGCATCAATTGGAATGGTCGGAGGTAGAGTAATTCTATCCCCAAAAGGAATATGCCAATCTCCATCTTTTAGCTTAATAGGAATAGATTCATTTCTCGCATCCCACATTGCTTCTGCAAGAGCTTGAATATGAATTTCTGCTTGTGAATCGTTCATTCGAAACTCAAAGGGAGTTTCAAGTGTAGCTCCTGAAGATACTGCATCTTTCCAACTTTTATATTGCCCAAAATATTTAGGACAACGAAGTTCAAAGAATCCTTCAAATTCAGTAGCTGTTATAAGAACAGTATGCCACATGAAAGGTTCTAAAAGACGATTACAAAGTTGTTTTGTAACTGAAGTATCAGCTAATTGATGCGGATCTTCATCCATAGAATATCTAACTCCCATAGTTGAGTTTAATTCTTCAGCATGTTTAATTGCAGAATCCCTAGCTACTAACCATTGACTACGTCGAAAATCAACATGTGCTGATTTAGTTAAATATTTTGTTCCTTGCATTCCTTTGTGAGCAACTTGCCAAGCAATAGGAATAAAAGGATCTGTTCTGACAGATTCAACCATTTTCTCAAATGGTATAGCCCTTGATGATGCAGAATTTCTACTAAAAACTCTATGAGTCATTAGTTCTGCATGTATAATTCGTGGATAAGTTAACAGAAATGAAGTGATTCTATCTCCCATAGAGTTAATAGAATCAGCTACAATTTCTGCACTTATTGTTTTCTTTAATCCCACCATCGTTCAATATTTCTTTCAAGTAATTTAAATAAAATTCTTCTAGCTTTTTCATGAACGCGGTAGCCTATCATTAGGGCTATATAGGATTCATCTTCACGATGTTCAACTTTCTTAAACATTCTAACTTCGTGACGATATTTATCAAAATATAAATCTAAATTATTTTGTAATACTTTAGATTCTAATTTATGATCTTTTATAGAAAGTTCTGTTATATAGTAGTCATGATACTCTACCATATAACCCTCTTCTTTAACAAGCTTTAGTAATCTAACGCAAGTATTCATGATTTCCACATCTCTTTCATAACCTACGTACCTTTTATGCTCTGCAATATACTTTGAGGTATTTTCAATCTTAAAGCTTAAAGTATTAAAAATATAATCATGATCCCAGTCTTGGTCTTTCCAAAGAATGGGTGACCATTTGATTATATTTTTAATATAAGTACGTATGTTATAAATAAGTTCCGAAAATTTATTCCAAAATCTGTTCATCTGGTGGTAATTCAAAGTTAATATCTTCATCCAATACAGACTCATCACCACTAAGTGGTAATGTAGTTGTATTTTCTCTGTCTTCTGCTTCCATACTTACCCAATGGGTTTCTAGTGTTCCGTCTTCCATTCGATTTTGTAGTTCAAATGATTCGACGTATCCATCCTCAAATTCATATGCAACACCACAAATGTCTACATTGTGATCTATACAAAGCTGATCTAAGAATTCTAAAGGAGCTACCCAATCACTTCCAAACTCATAATTAGTAATAATTACAGGTTCATCAAGATGATAAGGAGTATCGTCTTTGCCCCACATTTTATAAATAAGAAATCTTTCATCAATCTTATCACGAATAGCTCTGGAAATCTTTTTTAGTTCTTTCTCCTCAACTTCGTAATATGTGATGTTGATAGTGTTAATGCAAATATTCGGCATTTTCTTCTAATTTATCAAGCTCCATGTGGCAATGTTTATACTTTTTGCCGCTGCCACAGTAACATAAGTCATTTCTTTGTATCTTTGGCGTCTCACGAACATATGGTTTAAATCTAATACCAAATGCTTTCCGAGCCGCACGAGATTGAAGCATCTCGAGACTAATCTCGGGATACTCCAAATCATGTGTTTCAGTAACTGGAGTTTCTTCAGCTACTATAATTTCTGTGTCTTCCATTATAAACCTGTCTGAGCAGTATAAAAATTAATATTTCCTTTGCCAATAACTTTGCTTGAATCTGTAGAATCATCCCAATCAATAACAACATCTCCCTCAAAGTTAGGAATAACCGTTATCCAATGGCTTTCTTCATCATAAGAAAACTCAGGATTTAATTTCATGACATCGTCTAAAAGAGCAACGCAAACCATACCTCCATCAGCACAGAATTGTCCAAGAACAGCTTCCGAATGAATAAAGGCTTGATGTTTTTCCATATACTCGTTAAGCATTACTTCTTTTTCTTCTGGACTTTGTGGCCCAAAATTATAAGCAGTAAAGAACGTAAGATATTCTCTACTATAATCATTATAAAGTGCAGTGGCTTCAGGAGTATCTTTAAAAGTTGTGCAACTCCAATCACCATATCCAGTTTCTTCAAACAAACCTTCTAATTTATCTTCAACATTTTCAATGTCTAAATAACAAGGATCTGTTATAATTATTGTTCCTTTAAAATACATATTACTTATTCTTTACAGATTTGCAAACAGTACACTTAGAACGCTTACCGTCAAAACTTTCGTTATGAACTCTCTTACCTTTTCCATAAATTGCGTCTTGAAATTTATGTTCACATGTGCATGGCTTAATTATTGTCATAGCTTTACTTATTAAACTTACTTAAAATCATTGTTTTTGGTAGAGAACCTGCTGTTCTATCAATCACTTGTCCACCCTTAAAATATAAAAGGGTAGGAATATTTCGAACAGCAAATTCAGATGTTAATCCTGTAGGATCATCATCAATATCTACTTTAAATACAGATATATCTGGATTTTCTTCATCAATTTGATCAAGAATTGGCCCCACTATCTTACATGGAGCACACCATTCGGCTGAAAAATCAATGATAACATGTTCATTGGATTCAACCATTATTTTTAAATTTTCGCTCATTATAGATCCTCCTCGTAACGTACTGATTGAAAGATTGGTTGCATTGGAATACCCTCTCGAGAAATCTCGAAGTATTTTATGGTCCCTTTCTTTCCAATTATGTTATCTATGTTGTTCATATACTCAGCCTTTAATTCTCGATCACCTATAGGCTTAGCAGCAAATGCTTTGCCATCTTCAGTTTCACAAATGAAGCAAAAATCTTCATCTCTTAAACCATCTCGATAATCAATAATTGTAAACTCAGCATCTTGATAAGCTTTAATCTTAATCATTGTAGAACTTCTCTTTCCAAACTCATATGGTTTGTTCGGTTTTCGAGCTACTGCGCCCTCATAACCTTCTCCTACCCACTTATCGTGGAGCCGTTTGACATCATCCCAACATTCAGTTGGATAATGTTCTAAAACTTTAATTTTTTGGAGATCTTTAAAAGTTTCAACTCTCAATTCATTAAGAATGCCAAGTCTATCTACGAATTCCATTTTATCATCAGCTATATCATAAATCCAATACTCAAGAATTTCACATCTTTCGTCCCAAGTTTCCTTTCGGGCTATACCAGATAATTCTTGTAGATAATGACCATGATGATAAAGCTCGCCATCTAGAATTACATCTGGATGTGAACGTAAATACTCGCTTAATTGTGGAGTTAGTTGTTGACAAGCATTGTCGTAATTCTTTCCACCTCTGGAAACGGTTACAACATTATTGCCACCCCATTTCATCATACATCTTACACCATTTAACTTACGACTACAATACATTCTTTTGTCTAGAACTGAATTCTGACATTTATTGTAATCCTTAGCTAACATTGGTTTTAGATTTCCTGATGAGTCAGATTTTATAGTAGGAACTAAAGCGTCCATCTCACTTGCTAAAATATCTTCAAACTTCTTATTAGTAAGAGAGGCTAATCTTTTGTAACCTTTGTCTTGATACTTACTAACAATACTATTAAATTCAAGTTCTGCTTGTTGTATGACTGATCGTTTAGCTTTACCTTTCTCAATAACAAGTTCAGGTTGATCAGTCATTTTTCCTTCATATTGTCCAGTAGTTCTGTGAATCACAAAGTTGTTTCCAATTTGTTCTAATTCAGCAATAACTACTTGAACTTTGTCTCGAGCATTTCTTGTAACTAGATATATTGTTTCAATTATCATTACTTAATACCACTATCACCAAATCCAGTCTTTCCTCTATCTGAAGCAGAAAGATCTTCTAGACTTGCCAGTTGATTCCATTCTACTAAGCATACTTTCGCAAGTATAGCTTGGGCAATTCTATCTCCATGTACAATTTCAAAAGGTTCACTACCCGAGTTCATTAAGATTACTCCCAATTCTCCTCTATAAGAAGAATCAATTGTGCCAGGAGCATTTAACACTTGAATACCATACTTGATAGCTAATCCACTTCTTCCCCTAACTTGAATTTCATATCCAGGTGGAAATGCTGTGTATAATCCAGTTGAAACTACACATCGACCGCCACTAAACATAATCAAAACTTCTCTTTCAGTATCAAAAGCACAGCCATACATTAAATCTTCATTCAAACCATTTGAAAAATTAGCTCTTAAATCCATTCCAGAATCACCAGCTTTAGCATATTTTGGAAGTTCATTAATTCCTTGATTTACAACATCTACTTTCATTATTCTTCAGAACGATTATTTGCTGTACCTTGGGCAACAGCTTGATTCATTAGATAAGCCCAATTACCTAGATCGGCATCACTCACTGATCTCAATCTAGCTTGGATTTGATCTTCGTCTTCAGAAAGCTCTACAGCCTCTCTGATTTTTCTTTCTCTTAATGAAGACATCATATAATTTCCAAAGGAAACAATATCATCTTCTGTAAAAAACATCATCATATTAGTCTTCTTTAGGTAATCTAATAAAAACTAAGGCTGGTGGTATACTTGCTACAACTTCATCTCCTATATAAAAGATGATTATGTTTCCCATAACCTGAGGATAATCTGCTGATATATCAACACTATCTGTGAGATCATTATTGTTTAAATAAATTCGATATTTATTCATTTTCTAAAATTTTCTTTATTTCTAATTCCCAATCTGGCTTTGTTTCGCTCCAAATAGCAGCATATTCATCTAAGTTTTCATCCGCAAATACGACAAGAGGAACTTGAGTAGTTCCATTTCTTGTCATAATTGGGAGAGCTTTTTTCTTTTGTCGATAATCATCAATGTTAAAACTATCAATCAATACTTTTACGTCTAGATTATTAACAATGTCTAGAATAAAGCTCGTTTTATCATCATAGATAACTTTAACAATCTTCATCTAATAAAACAACATCAATCATCATATCACAATTAAAAGCCTGCACTTTTACATTTTCTAATGTATCTCCGAAAAATAAATCAATTCCAGAGTTAATTAAATGACTGTGCTTAGACAATGCTAATTTCCAGTTATTAGCTTCAATGACTTCAATAATAAGATCATTATCAAAGAAATTAATATATCCTACCGCAAATTTCATTAGACGTTAAGTAAACGATTAATAATCATAGTTTTCTCAAATTTATTCATAATATCTTTCTTATCGTCAGTAACAATTTGAGTAAAGCTATTATAAACATCGAACAAAGTTGGATCAATTCCTTCAGGAATATAGTATTCACTATCTTGATCAATAAACAACTGTTTATAGGCATCAATAGGAGTACTTACAGCGATCTTGACTTTACCAAATCCATAATCTTGGGCCTCTCTCAAAGAGTAATCAACCCATTCCCCTAGATATTGTTTACGTTTATCGCGCTCAATTGTGGTTTCTTTCATTTTCTGAAGTCTAGTTTGAAAGTCACTAGTCTGCTCCATAAGATTCTTAATAGCAGAATAATTAATAGGATCACCTGGAACTAACTCTTGTATCTGAATCCATTGAGGATTAAATACAGTTAGATTAGTGCAGGCTTGATTTAAATATCCTCTGTAAATTTTTACAACAGGACGTTTGACATCAATTCCATATAGAAAGCCAATTACTTCTTCATGACCATCTACCATCTGTTGTTGAGGCATCACTGCCTGAATCAACACTCTATTATAAGTCAAGTCTTGTGCATCTGGACCAAAAGTTATTTGATCTGGCATTTTAACTTGAATCCTAAAATCACTTGTAAGAGCTGCCATCTTATTTAAGAATGGTTCTACATATGATTTAGTTTGGAAAAACTCTTTATTTTTGATAATTGTCGGTTTTCCTTTCAACAATTCTGATACAGTAATATCCATTAAGGTATATTAAATTCGTTTAACAACTGTATCTATAAGTATGATATCTAGGCACTATAAGTATCGCCACAGATTAAACAAGTAAAATGGTCTTTATGACTATCATGACCTGTACATCCGTAAGCATGTTTACATACTCTTTGTAAAGCTGCAATAGCAACTTTATTATCATCAATTTCTTTCTGCAATAATTTTATTTTTTGCAAATTGATTTTGATGTCTTCATTTAAGGCAACAATTACTTCTTTCATATTAATCTAAACAATGTAAATACATTTCTCGATAACAATCATTCAACTTAAAGCCATCTGTAATCTCATGAACAACAATAGGAATGCTATCCATAATAGATTTCATGGCCATTTGTAATCTTGGTTGATTCCAAGTCTGAGAAGCAGAACACTCAATCTCTTTAAATAACGGAACAAGCTGGTTAAGAACTTCTGTTAAATCTTCTAAATAAACATAAGCAAAGAATTTACTACTGTTTAATATAAAGACTTTATAATTATATTTAGGAGGATTGGGGGGCACTACTACTTTTTGGTAATGATAATGAAGAAGTTGCAAAAGCTGTTTACTTAACTCTGTTCGAGTTGCTGAAACATTTCTTTTAACTTCCTGCTCACCCATAAACGCAATCTTTCCTTTATAATAAAACAAAACTGTTCCATCATTATGGCCTTCGGCAGCAATTTCCACATGGAAATCAGTTGCTTTAGGAGCTTTAGACACATAGACTTGTTCGATAGTTTTTTCTAGAGGAGCCAGAGTTGTTCTAAAGAACGCTTCCTTCAACTCTTTTCCAGTTACTACATTTCGATCAAAGTCTATGTGAATGCGTTGTCTTGTCATATCAATTGAGAATTACTCTTGTTTCCAAAATCTTATCTCCATCAATAATGTCAATATCAACAGCTGCTTTGGTATTACCAAAGTTTTTATGAATCCAAGCACTTGAGCCAAATAAAGAAGCTACAGACTTGTATCTGAAACGCTTTCCATAAGTGGTTGCTGATTGGTGCAAATCACCTTTTACAAAGTGAATATTGCCTTTTAGACTGTGATAGTCTAAGTATTCATCAATTTGATTTTCTACACCTTTACTTAAAACTAAAGGCATATTTTTAAAGACATCCTTAGCATCTTTACCATGACATAGGACAAAAGTATGTTTACCATATTTGAAATGGTCAATATACTGGTCAAATATCACAGCTTCGATACCAGCTGAACGAAGATAGGATTGCAATGCAAAATTTGCAGCATATCCAAAATCTCCGTCATGATTACCACCTTCTACACAGTAATACTTAATCGACATAAAGTATCCACTATTAGCAAGACTTCCGAAGAAATCTACCATTAGTTGAACAAAGTTCTTTAGTTGATCTTTATTATCCATATTTTGAGGTAAATTATGCCCACCTCTAGTAGTTTGGGCATCATATCCATCCAGAGAATCACCAATATTACATACGATGATATCTGTAGCTCCGGTCATTTGAGCCAATTGTAGAACAGATTGAAGTACTTTGTTTAATCTTTTCTTAACTTCCTTTGCATTATACTCATTTGCAAAGATTGAATATCTACTAACATCAGCACCAATGTGCATATCACTTAGATATACCACAATAACTTTATCTGCATTTTCTTGAGGCCTAATGGCTTCAATATGAGCAGTAATGTCTAAAGATGCGAAGAAGGCTTCAAAGTCATTGGCCTTTTCTTTAAATGTTTGATACTCTTTTGTAATTTCTTTTAAACGCTGTTCGGTGCGTTTACCCCTTTCTTGCTCTAATTTCTTAAAGAAATCATTTTCTTTGTTCTGTAAAGCAATCTCTACAGCCTCTTCCGTTGTAAGTTCCTCTAGAGTATGAGGAGCTAACGGAGCAGACGATTTGGTGATGTTAAAAGCTCGAAGGATCTTTTTGAATTGCGGAAATGTATAATTCGGAAATTCTCTTACGATTGTACGTTGAGTTAGACTTGCTCCTTCTTGGGAATACAATCTATACATTTTCTCAACTTCCTCACGTGTCATCTCTCCAGACAATGTAGGTTTATCATGTACTAAAATGCTAAATCTATATCCAGTAATTCTGTTTGCACTATCTCTTAAGGTTTCTATGCTGGATCTTTCCTGCATAGCCTCATCAATAGTGGCATCGTGTGTTACGTCTGTGTTCATGTATTAGTTTTATAAGCTGTTACGCCGTTAATATTAAAGAAAAAGGTCAGCAATCTTGCGACTGCTGACCTGTGTGATTAGTTAGTTAATCAATGATTATTCTTGTACAAAGAATAAGAATTTGCCAAGTTTAGCAGATTTCGAAGGTGTATATTGGCCATAACCGGCATATTTTTGTCCTTCGGTAACTTCCTTAACAATTTCAACTACATAATCTTTTTTGTTTACTTCGATAAGCTCTTTCATAATTTTCAGAGCAGTGTCTTTCTTGTCTGCGCGAGCTTCAACAGCTCCGACAGCTACTACATCAACAACTGGTACTGCGATTTCTTCGTTTTCGTCAGTAATCATAGTTGTAAACTTAACTTTCAATTCAGCTTCTTTAATTTGATAAGTTGTAGTCGTTTTGCGTTTTCCTTTTGTTGTTTCGTTGATAACGCTGTAAGGACGAAGACGAGTGTCGTCAGAGGAGGCTTCAACAACTAAGTATGCACCTACAAGTTTATTACGTTTGATGTATTCTGCCATAAATCTATTAAGATCTTTGGTATTCATCGGCGAACCAGCTTTCTTCCAAGCCTGTGTTGCGTTCTTTAACATGTCCAATTGGACGTCTAAACCTGTTGATTCAAGTGCTTTTTCTTTGTTATAACCTTGAGCTTCTACTGTTTTCATAATTCATTCACATTTAAATTTAAATTTATTCTTTATCTATTAGTGTTATTTCATCTGATTATCAATACAAAGATAGCACTTTAGTTTGAATAAAATGCTATAAAGTATGTTAATTTTTTGTTAAATCGCCATACTACCTCCGTTTGCATTAAATTGCAAGTAATTCTTCTTTTCACGGGGCTTAGTGGTTTTTTCTATAGCGTCTTCGATACTATAGTCTAATAAGTAAATACAAATATAAACTTCTTTTAGATCAGCTAATGATAAATTATCAGTTAACTCTACCAACTTTTCGATATCGGCCTCAGGCACTTTCTTAAATACAAAATACTCTCTTCGAGTTTCTTCACTCGGTAAAGGAATTTCAATCTTTAAGTCAATTCTACTAGGTCGTAGAAAAGTGTCAGGTATTTCTTCAGTATTATTTGATGTCGCAATAATAACATGATGATCTAAATGAGTTTTCCCATCTAGAAAATCAAGTAGCTCTTCAGCTACATCGCCATATTGGTCTAAATCCTCAAGAATTGTAATTACTGGGGTATCTGGTTGCAGTTTTCTAAATTGATATCGCATAAAGTCTACGTAGTAATTTAGATTTCTAAATCCCGTAACTTTAAATACAACTCCTCCTTTACTAATGATTTCATTAGATAAAAGAGTAATAATAGAACTTTTACCAGTACCAGGGCATCCTTCTAAAAGGATCCCACGCTTATGAATTAAGTTATTCTCCTTATAAACAGGAGCTTTTGTCCAGAATAAATTAATCTCTTGCATAAGCTTTGAGGTAATTGAGTCCGAAAATATAAATAATTCATCTGAAACAGGCTTCATGGCAATACAATAAAGACCGTTCTCTCTATCAAAATTAACACAATAAACTCCGGATTCGAGTTTTTTAAGAATTGTCAAATCGGTTGAGGCTCGGATAATATCCTTGTCCTGAACCCACATTGAAACATTTTCTTGTCTATCTGTTTCTTCCTCAGTATCAAATAGACTACCAAGAGAGAATAATAAGGGAGATGATTCTTCTAGAATGGGAGCCATGTACTTAATATTTCTTTAATTTTGTTTAAAATTTCCTGCGAAGACTTTAGTCCGCAAGCATCAAATTTGGTGCATCCATAAGACATATCAGTAACAATTATTGATAAAGCTTCTAAGAATTGATAAAAAGCTTTATTACTTTTTGTCTCTCCTGTTAAAGTCATCAAAATGTCTAATGGTAATATCTGTGGATTTTTTTCTTTCATCTTAGACCAAGTCAATGCAACAAGAGAAATAAGAACAAGTTTATCACCCATATCTACTCCAAGGTTTCCTGTTGAAAACACTTTGTTATAAGCATCAAGTTTATCCACATATTCTAACTTCTCTAAGCTGGTGACCGTTGAATCAACTGCAATTCTATCCATTTTCTGCTACAAGTATTAATAAATTTTTGAACTCTTCAATTCCTTGAAGAATATGTTTCTTTTTCACAGCGTAAATTCTACTTTGAAATGTAGGAATTGTTTCTACTACTAGCATATTAGCTTTGAGTTTATAATCAATACCTCTTGTATAGTGCATAGCACAATTCAAGAGCCAAAGATACATCATTTATATTCCACACAATTCGTTAATTTGTATGCGTTCTCTTTTGAACTGCTATATGTTACCATATAGATTAGACTATATCTTAATCCTCAGCATTATCTGTTAGGATTCCCTCCATTTCGCCACCACTTGGGGCTACGTCCATTGGACTAGTCGTTGAACTTTGATTAAAGTTATAAATTTTATTTATATGATTTAAAAATTCAGATTGCATCATATCCGATTTCATTCTATTACAAACAGAACAACAAGGAATACAATTTTCAAAAATATATCCTTTAGAAGAATCTATTCTATCAATTCCGTTAAAAGAAACAAGTTCTCTATTTTTAAATTCAGTTTTAAATCTTTCCGGAAACACAGGTTCAGAATTACAATAATAACAGTTTTTAATAACTAATGAATCAAATTCTTCAAAAGTTAAATTAAACTCATGCTTTGTTTGACTAATAATTTTTTGTTTGTAATTAGTGTAATTTCTAATGTGTATTGATGCTCTAGGTAAAGCAGTTAATTTAGGAGTACAAAGTAAACATCCATCTCCTTTAAATCCTTTTAAATGATGTAATTGTTTAATATGAATTTCACCACATTTTAAACATTTACATTTATATTTAGTAACTATCCCTCCACCTGGATTTTGATGTCTAACTGTGTCTAAAACCTCAAAAGGTCCGAATTTTTCTCCAATAATTTTACAATTTTTCATAGATCTTCTTTTTAATTAATAACTACAAAGTTATTAAATAAATGTCATATAAAAATTATAAATATCAGAAGATTTTAAAATTTATTTTGTTTAATCCTTAGCTGCTGATTGTCCACCATTATTCTGATAATAATGGAATTCCCAGCAATTAAAAGGGTTTGCTTACAATATTTCTATTGTTGGGGCGTGTAATTCACCCATTTGTCTGTAATAATGAAACTTTTGAAAAGATCCATCATACCAAACAAAGTCATTACCTACTCGCACATTATTTCCCATGAAGAAATTAACTGGTTTTCCAGTTGTTTTCAAATCATTAAGAGTTAGTTCTTCAGTTTCATGGTTAATCGTAAAATTATCAAGCTTTGCTTTAATTCCTAGATCAACAGTTCGTCCATCATCAAGTTCAATATCAACAATAGCAAATATTGCATACTCATTATAAACCTCAGCATTTGATAATATTCCAGTAGGTCTTAATGTATTTAGAATTTTCTTATTTCCATTAATTCCCCCCATACACATATCTAACTTAGAGGCCATAGCTTCTGATAAACGAATTTGTTCTTTATCAGACACAAGTCTTTCCTCAAATTCTTTTCTTGCTTTCCAATAAGGAATACAAGCTTCAAGTGCTGCAGCTTGACGATTTTCAGTAAAACTATTAGCATAATAATCAACTGCTTTTGAAGCTAACAACATTTCTTCTCTTAAAGTAAGAATAATCTCTTCTTGATACTTATACATCTCGTCGGCAAACAATCCCAACTTTCCAGAAGGTTTCTTAATCTCTGAGATCTCATAGAATTCAGGTTGTAGAATCATAGAGTGAACAGCAGATCCTAATTCAAAAGACTCTGAATAAGAACTCTGAAATCCACTATTATACTTTTCTACAGAACCTCCTTCTGATGGATCAATTAAGCTTAACTTTGAATTAGAAACATAATCAGGATAATCCCGAAAATATTCTTCATCAGTTAACTTAATTATCTGGATGGAGTCTGGACGGATTGTGACTTTTGCCATAATTTGGTAATAGTATCAATATTTAAGTCATAAATGCGATATGGAGTAGAAATACCTTGATTATGTGGAGCATCCATTAACAGGCAGAAGATACCATTATTTGAACATTCTAAGAATGTTTCAAGCTTATCATCGATGAAGATCTCTGCTCCCATCTCTTTCAATTTATCAATTTTTGATTGTCCCCAAGGAACTTGATGGATATTTCCTCTGCCAGGAATACCATTAATTACCATAAATTCATGAGTCCAAGCTTTTGGAATACTCCTGGCACTTAAAAAACCAATTGGTTGAAAGCCCGGAAAATGCAGAACTGGTAAAGATGTCCAAAAGTTTTTATCCTTTCTTAATTCTTCAAGACGTTCTGGCGTAACATGGGGATTATTCCATGTAGTCGGAATAGGACAATTATATCGAGCACAAAAGGTTGGAACCCAATTTGCTACGACATTATCAATGTCCAGTACAATTTTTAATTTTGTTTTTTTCATATCTGTATTTTAAAAAAATTTCCCTAACAACGCTCCTAGAGAATTACCTCGTGGACTGTCGACTATATTATAACCTCAGGGTTTCTGGTTTGGAAATTAGCTACTATAAACCCTTGTTCGCCTTTCTTATTCTTCGTTTTCTTTTAAGTAACTCTCGAGTAGAGTATAAAAGAATGATTTTGGTATTATTGCATATTCTCCATTGGAGGTAATATTGACATTACCCTCTTTCTTTTCCTGTATATTCCATAATATACACAATGGTTTGTCGATTTTTCCAACATCATCATTTATCTTTTTAACAGATGGAGTTGTCTGTGTTTTCTTTAACTGAAAATAACATGGTAACTTTCCACTCTCGTCATTTATATCGATCTTCATGTCATCAAGCTTCTTGCTCGATGCCCGACTTGTCGATATCTCATTCGATCCGGTTAATTCCTTCAACTCATTTACAATCTGTCTTTCATAAGCGGACCCTTTAGCCTTGGAGTAACTGCCACTCCTCTTCTTCTTTATAGGCGTGGCTTCCTCAACCTTATCCTCTACTCATTCGGCAGATTCTTCTCTCTTTCTTTTAGCCATTCTTCTACTAAATTAAATGTTTTCATCATTCCATATTTTTTAACATAATCAGAAAAGTCCTTAACTTTGGGCGTTAAAAGCACTTTTGTTAGAGGGAACTTCTTTCTGATTTTTTGAGCAGCTCGTACTCCAGGCAAGTCTTTATCATATAATAAATATATAGAACTAAACCTTTGTTGGAGCTTTTCATATTGAGCCTCTGTTAAGAATAAGTTTTCACTGTTTGGAGCAATTGCTGGAATCCCGAATTCGTATAATGCCATCACATCCTTTAAGGACTTTGTGACAACTATAAACTCTCCAGACCTAGGCATTTGCTTTGCACCTTGAATCATTGTAGCGCTCCAATTACTAAGAAACCTATAGTTTCGCTTAGTCGGCATATACAATCTCCAAAGTTCATCTCCATCCGAATTTTCTCCTCCAAAATAACCATATATCGGGGAGGAGTCAGAAGAAGAGGTGAAATAAACTCCATTTAGGAAAACAGATTTAATAGAATAAACCTTAAACCGTTTTAGTGTTGTGACGCCAACTCCAAAACTTGACCACCATTCCAACTCTTTTTTAGAGAATTCTTGCGTCTCAACCTGTATAACAGATCGAGAAGTTTCCTCCAATTCATAACCTGTATAAGTTATCTTAGGAGGATGAATCTCCATTTTTTCTACTTGAATAATTCCAAAGTCATTAGCAATAATTCGCAATGCTTTATAATAACTACATTGATAGAGCTGCATTACGCAGCCAACAAAATCAAAAGTAGGTCCAGCAAAGTCGTTAAATTTAAGAACTCCGGATTTATTCTTGTAGAAAGAACAAGTTGGTTTGTGGTCTGGTCTAAGGACCGAAGGGCTAACAAATAGTCCTTTTTTAACAGGAACTCCCAAGTAATGTTCAAAGAACGTTTCTTGAGAATATTTTGAAAGTAAAAGTTCCTTTGTTATCTTTGGTCCCAAGTCTAATTCATACATCACTTATTTCTTTTCTATTATAATGTGTTAGAGACCCAAAGATTTATCAATTACAATAATAGTGCATCAATTTCAAAGTCCAGATCTAAACCACTGGTCGACTCAGTGTTGATAGGGATATTTGGAATAAATGAATCCACTTTTGTAGGTTTAGCTGTTGCTGCGTTATTAACTTTGGAGATTTCATAAGCGCTGAATGCTAATTTGTGACCGATAAAGTTGTTACGTACATACGCTTTTCCTTCTTTACTGATACCTGAGAAATAACCGGGGAATGTAGCTTCACCCTTGCTGTTAGTTAATAGTTTAATTTGAACTTCGGCCCCTTTTCCTAGATCTAGAATTTTAGATACTAGGGTTCTTAAGTCCGTCCAATCTTTGGCGCCAAGATTTTTGGTCCCCTCATCAATCTGCTTTCCAATAGCAGGACTGATTGCGTCAATAGCATGTTTAAATAATAACATCACGTTTTCCACTCCAGATGCTTGTGGAATTTTCTTTTCCTCTCCCGTAGTTTTATCATTATATTTACTTTCACCTCTTTCGAAGTCTTCGGGTCTTGGTTCAAAAATGGTATGCTCGTATGTACCTTCGTCATTCGAAAATTTCAGTTTAAGAACTTTATATTCTTTACTGGGGTCTTTCACACCCTTTATATCTTGAATTTCACAGCCATCAAATTTGACTGTATAAATATTGTTTCCGCTTAATCTTGGTTTTGCGCTACTTTGTGACGCTCCTGCTGTTGTTGCGAATGAAAAACTCATAATTGTTTAATTAAAGTTGAAATTGTAATTCATCTATTTCTGTTTCCTCATCTGTTTCAACTAAAAGGTCTGGCTCAGTATCTTCTGCCTCTTTGATAACTTCCTCTAATGTGAAAGTCTCATCTGCAGTAATAGGTGCTGATGTTGAAATTAGTTTCCAAATTCCTTCTTTAACTAATTCTATTGTGAATTCTGATCCTGCTTCTGCAAGAACTGCATTAGCTTTACCTTTGTAAGTTATTGTATTTGCTTTAGTGATCTTGTTTCCAGTACCCTCTTCTTCAAATGCAATATCTTTTCCAATAATTGGAATCATCTGCTTACCTTGTCTTTCCCATTTAATAACCACTCTATCTTCATATTCTAGTTCCATTTCTGCAACTGCTTTATTATTAAAAGTGATTTTATTAGGTTCAAGAACAAGAATAGCCTCACTTGCCATTTCCTCTTCTATGTCTTTTACTTTTTTCGTAGTCTTCTTTTTCTTCTCGACACCGTCGACCACACATTTAACCTCAGAAACTACTTCAGTTTCCGGATCAAAATTAAAAGATACAATTACTTGTTTCATTATTCTTCGTCGTTGTTATATTTATCCATCTGCGCAAATACATATTGCAGATCGTTATCTATTAGATTGCTTTCAAAGCATCCCATCGGCGTTTTTGCAGTGGTTGTACCATCACTTTGAGTCATAAACTTATAGTGAAGAACTCCATCATCATCTTTGATTCTTGTTGTAAATAATACATAAGTGAACAAACCTTCAACAGTAATCATGTTGTCGATCATTTTACCAATTGTTTTAATCTTAAAGTTAGGATTTAAGTTATCCCCAGTATTTTCTGCATGTGTCAGAATAAATACTTTCAAGTCCTCTCTCATATCCATAGCTTCTTTTAAGACTGAGAAAAAGTGCTGAGCAATTTGAGTAAATTTTTCATAACCCTTTTCACTAGCTCTATCCATTGCCTCAAAACTCATTAAATATTGACTATCATCAATAATAACTTGTTTTACGTTTGGCATAGTTTTATCAATCAATTTTAAAACCTTTGCAATCTGTTCTACACTGCTCGTGTTGTACAGATTTCCCACATATTTGTGAGTTTCTGGGTCAACAGTCAGTTCCTTATAATTTTTCTTACGCCCTTTAAAGGGCAGAGCTTTTCTGGCTACATTTATAATAAATGTTTCTTTTGGATCTAAGTTCCTCAATGAGGTTGACTTTCCTGATCCACTCTCGCCGACAATTGCTCCTAATTCTGCCATAGCTAAAATTTAAATACGTTCATGTCTTCATTGTTATCTTCATTTGGTTTTAAATAATCTAGTGATAAGTATGGCTCATAATCACCAATTTCATCAGGTCTTGGAATCTCTTTAAAGAGTCCAATTTCTCCATAAAAGGCACAGCCTTTATTTGAATCAGCAATACCATATCTGTTCTTTAAGACTTGGAGTAACCTAAATCTTTTCTTGAGTACATTTTGTATAGGATAGCCCTCACACCTCGCAATTTTTTCCCTGTATGGATAATAAAGTGCTAAAACAACATCCGAACCATCTGTGGTTCCTGAAGTGTCTTTAAAATCATCTAATTGAATAAGTTCATATCCATTAGTTTTTCTATCCATTGCTTTTGCATTTCTATTTAATTGTTGAATAAATACTCCAGTCATGGAACATTTATTTCTAAAGTAAATAAAATAGTCAACGGTAAGATCAATTTTCTCTTTCTTTGACCCTGGCCCAGTTATCAAGCCTACGTGGTCAATTAGAGCTACTTTGTATCGATGGGGATCATCATCTATATACTCTTCTCTGTGTTCTCCAATTTCGACAAAACGACCAAATTGTTTAAGCCACTCTTTACAAGTTGCATAAATTCCATTTGGAGAAAGCGCTTTATCATAGATAGTCACATGTGTTTGAAGGTCGTATAGCCAATCTCTCGATATATTCACAAAGTGAAGTTGTTCTGGAGTGATTGGTTTTGTTAAAGAGAGAATATCTTCATAAGTTATTATTTCACCATACGTATCAAAGATATGTAAGGATAATAACTTAGCAAATAAAATATCGCTAGACATCTCAAAAGAATAATAAAGAATAGAAACAGGATTTCCATTTGCATTCTTTATTAAATTGTAAACGAAGGTATCTACAGCAAATGATGTTTTACCACCAGATGTGTCAGCACCAATAGTATATAAATACTTCTTTTGAATACCATAAATTAAAGAGTCAATTATTGGTAAGCCAGTGCTTATTCCAATATTGCGACCCTGTCTTCCCTCTTCTATATTGTTAAATAACTGATCTACTCCCTGCATTATAGTAGTTCAGAATTGTTATACCCATTAATATTTCCACTACCTTGAATATATTCAATTTCTTCCCACTTTCGGGAAGCAATAAATTCAATTATTGAATAATTAATTAAATTATTTTCTTTGCCAAATTCTAATGCTTCTATCACTCTTTCGTGAGTAGCACTAGCATTTTTAATAGCTTTTCCATAATATAAACAAAATTCTTCAAAGGAATATAAATTGGCTTTTGTAAAATTTTTAATGCTACATAACTTACCATTTATATTAATAAACGGAGGATATGCATCAAATAACTCTTTACCAATCTCATTGGATTCTCGAATGTACGACTTCATAAAATTCTTATTAAAGGGTATATTTTTATAATTTAAAGTCTCACCTTCACAGGGAACTTTAAAACTCGAGAGTATAACTTTCTTCTCTTTTAGAGATTCAAGAACCTGTCTAAAAATAGCCTTTCCTTCTCGAACATTCGAGATATAATTAACTAAATATTTAGGTTCATCATCTACAGCTAAGAGAAGTAATCTTAATACAAATAATTCTGTGGGAGTTAATCCACTATTAATGTATATATTAATTTCTTCTTGCAAAGATAATTCAAAATGCTGCATGCATTGTAGGTTTTAGCTACATTCATCGCTTTTAATATCCGTTACGGGATTTTTAATAATGGGGTACTGTAATTGTTCTTTAATAAATTCATCTCTTAGCATCTTATAACGTTCTTTCAAACTGTTATATTCAGCTGACGTAATACTTGCACAGCAATCCAAGATGTGCACAAGCGTTAACAGTTCTAACATTTTTTCTGATATCATAAAATAAAATTTAGAATCTAAACATTATTCCAACCTCCTTAGCTTCTTGTTCTAAGTTAGTTGACACATGTCCAGATAGTACTTCATCTAATTCTGACTCGGTAATCTCTATGTAGTTGTTTCCTGCTGTAGATGTGTTAAACCATCCTTCCTCCATTGTTCCCTTTATTACAAGAGTAAAAATTTCTGCTTTTTTATTCTTTTCAAATCTAATAACACGACCAATTCGTTGTGTCTTTTGAGTTTGAGAAGATGTATTACAAAGTACTATTGCAGTATTCAATCCAGGTACATCTGACCCTTCATCAAGACTTTTTGCAGTATGAATTACACCGCGATTTAACTTTGCAAATTCTTGCATTGTGATTCTGTTTTTCTTTTTAGTTTTTCCAGAATTCACAACATAACCACTCCCTATCTTCTCAGACTGGGCAATTGTTGCAGAGAAAGTAATAATCTTTTCATTGGGTCTAGCCTCAATGATTCTTCTCGCAATATCAATTTTTTTCTGATGGTTCATTACATAAGCTTTTCGAGCTTTTAAACAACGACTCCAAGTAAAAACTACTCCATCCATATCAGAGACAGCCATTCCTAACTTTTTACCATACACTCTTCGTGATATGATATTAGTTACACAATCCATAGCCAACTTAAAGTCAAAATTAAAGATAGCAAAAGCCTCATGAAATTGACGGTTTATCTCTCGATAAGTTTCAATATCATCCGGCTCTATAATAACTTTATACTCTCTATATGGATAACATCACATACTGGGCAAAATCTGTTAAGTAATTCATGGCGACCATCTAATCTACTAAATGTTGCTGAAAGTCCTAATACAATCTTAGGTTGTCTTTGATTAAAGACAGCATAAAAAGTATCAGAAGGAATTCTATGACACTCATCCAAGACTAAAAAGTCTATTGAATTTGTATTTTTAATGGCTGAATTAATAATCTCGACACTAACATCTTGAAGTAATCCATACTTGGAAAGCTCTTGCATCCACTGAATTTTTAAATGCTCAGTAGGTACAACAACCTTAATAATCTTGTTTTGGTTTTTTGCTAAAAAACCTTTAATTGCTGTTAATGCAGCACGCGTTTTCGTTTTTGTTATCGTTAAGCTTTTTATCTTAACTTCTTATACTTCTATTTTGTATAAGACCAGCGTACCTTTTCATCCGTTCTGGATGTTAACCACTCTTGGGAGAATTATATTTATTCATCTCCTACGCGTTACGATGATGATTAGCCTTTCGTAATCTAATCATTTATCTCGGGATTGGCATCACAGCTTTCCCCGATATTGGTCAATAATAATTCACTAAATTCCTCTAATGAACGGCATCCATTTTTAAAAAATGAATATAATTTAAATTTTCTTTCTAGATAAATAGAAGAATTTTCATATAAGTACATCATTAATGTTAATGACTCGGATCTTTTAAAAGATAAACTAATTGTATTATTAGTTCGTCTTTTATCTTTACACTTAGTAATTTCTTTTTCAAAATTTAATAATTGTTCAAATTTACTTAAAAATTCAGGAGTACCAATTACAGAACAAACAGCACTTACAAAATAAGTATCTTTTTGATATGTAATACAACCATCTCCGTCAAAATATCCTCTTATAAAATGTCTTATTAAATCCTCAGATTTAAAGATATTTATATTTGGAAATTTTAAAGTTAATGATTTTTTAGGAGTACAACCATAATTATTTAATATATTCCATAAATGTTTATTTCTCAATGAAAATCTACATCTATAAGAATCTTGTTTTATTTGTCCAACATATTTCATAAATTGTGAAAATTTTTCTAAATGATTTATATCTTTTATTCCAAGAGATAATTCAAAATTATTACTTGAACTTGATATATAACCATCTGCAAAAATAAATCCTAACCAATATGCTTTTTCTTCATTATCTATTTCATCAAATATATGTTCATCAAATTTAGTTAAATTTTGTTTATTAACTATTTTAATTCCCATACTTTTAAAATTAGTAGATAATGTTCTTCTATCTATTCCTGATTGTTTTGATAATTCTATCAAACTAAATCCTTCTACTAAATATTTAGTAGCTAATTCATCATAAATTCTTTGTTCGTGTCTTTTTCCCATATTTTATATTTTTATTATATTACACAAAGGTAATATTTTTATTGCACATAAAATCTAAAATATACGACATACATTGATTTTTATCCTGATACTATCTTAATTTAATTTATATCATTTTTAATGATACCAACGCCTGTACACCATTGTAGAGTTCCTCTACAACCAGCTTGTATCCAACGCTTAACTCCTAAGTTTTGTCGCTCAGTTCTGTCAAGTGTCATTTATAAAGATTCTATTCACGATGGACAATTTGTCTTTCGTCAATGATTAACCAATAATCATCTAATTTTTTTGATTCAAAATCACCAACCCACCAACCTAATGATTCATTCCAATAAGCAATGGTCCATGCTATAGGATCTGGATTTTTTACCCAATAATATCCTGATTGTCTTCTCATAATATTTCTGTTACTTTACCATAAACAGCTTTTGTCCAACCGTTTAGATGACCATGATTATTGCCAATTAGACAACCACGATCATTATTTTTTGCTTTTACTAAATGCGTGTAGTAATTACCTCTGACTTTGCAGTAGACAACATCACCGACTTCAACAGTTTCCCATTGAGCCGGTGATAATTTGTGTTCCTGACCTGATTTGATTATAGGAAGCATTGAGTTTCCTTTTTCAGAAGTAATGAAAGATTCTCCATTTAGAAGTCGTTCTACTTTATAGTTTCTCATTCTTTTCTTTTTCTTCGTATCTCCAAATATAACTCTTATAATTAAGTCTCTTTTCTCGACAACAAGTTCTAATTCCATTTTCACAAAGACCTAAGCATTTGTTAATATCAGAAAGAGTTTGTCATTTCGTAATTAAGTTAAAATTTAAATCATATTGTAAAATACGAGGTCGTCTTCGTTTTTCTAACTGCCGTAATTTCTCTTGGCGTCTAATGTTAGCTGCCTCTCTTTTTATAGTAGCATCAATGACTAGTAATTTATCACCTCATGTTGGATTTTTAAGTCGTCTAGTATTCTTACACTTTTCCAAAGCGTCTTGCGATAACTTAACTCCTAATGCACCCTCCCTACCTTTAGTTAGATTATAACCATTATTAAATGAATTATAATATTCAATAAAGGCAATTTCCATTTGATTAAGCACATCTTTTAATTTTTCCAAATCTTTGGTAAAAGAAGTTTTAAATAAAATTTCATATGTAAAATTTTCAAAACCATACTTTTTAATGGCA